CATGTTCATTTGTTTAATCAAGGACCATATGCACCAAGTACTTATTCCAGTTGCGCCTGGAATGAGTATGCGGCCCTGCATGGACGTGCGTTGGCAGACACACCAAAGCCTGATGATCAGGAGGTCAGTGCTTTTTGTAGGTTTGTGAAAGACAATTTCCGATTGCTATTCCCTATGGTGAAAAAGCGAAAGGCAATTAGTTTGGAACAGTATCTACAGGTGTCCAACGCCAGTCCCAGTGTTAAGAGTGCTGTTCGCCGAGCAGGCGAACGGTTAACCGATCTGGGCATCACGCAGGATTCTATCCTCTCCAAGTCTGTATTAAAACGTTGGACTACTCGAAAGGCTTTCGTCAAAGTGGAGAATAATTTATACCACTCTCCATTAGGCGATAAAGACAAAGCCCCACGTTTAATACAAGGCGCCAAACCCGAATTCATAGCATTAGTGGGTCCAGCGTTTGTGCCTATCCAAAATATGATTAAGTCTATTTGGAATACCAATTTTGGTATCTGTTTTACTAGTGGCATTAGTAATTTAGATTTAGGCACTTACTTGACAATACCTGGACAAGTGTTTGAAAATGATGTGTCGTCCTGGGATGCATCTATTTGTGTTCGACTGTGTGAGCTAGAGGTATGGCTTGCTAGGAAGTTTGGAGCACAACGGGCGGTTATCGACTTGATGCGAGCAAACATTGCAACCCATGGTTACACTACCCATGGGATTAAATACAGTGTGAGTGGTACTCGCAAGTCAGGGGATCCATACACCAGCTTGATGAATTCAATATTGAATGCTTTAATGCACATCTATTGTATTCATAAGGGTGGTGTTTCGGTGAACCATATTTTAGAACGTTTACGTATGGCGGTTCAAGGTGATGATAACATCATGGTGTACCCCCGCGAGTGGAAACCAAGATTTGAGCTGTTACTTAGTCTTGGATTTAAAGCGGATTGCATATATCGTAAGCATTTGTTTGAAGCTGAGTTCTGTTCGCAGCGGTTTTATACCTGTGACAGAGGCTTCATCGCAGGGCCTAAGCTTGGTCGGGTGTTGACCAAGTTTGGCCATTTTGTGGATTTGCCACAGCATTTACCAGTGCTTGGGG